ATAACATCATTGTTGATACGATTCATAGCAGTTTCTAAGAACGCTAAGTTGCCACCTGGAGGAGGCATTTGGTAAATGTCTTTGGCTGGATCAAACTTTGAGTCCAGAATAAAGATTGCTGATTCACCGTCTTGAATCATTTCAAAGTCAACGCGGTCTGGCTTGACACCAATACGTGGAGTTGCTGTCAGCAAGCCCAATTGAATTTCTGCACGAGCCGCTGATGTGTTGTATTCCTGCATAGGGATAACTGATTCAGCAATACTCATACCATAGAAGTTGCCAGGTAGTGGACGAGGGCACATGTTGGCAACAGGAATAAATTCTACTTCACGAGCACTGATAATGTATGAGCCTGAGTAAATCAATTCAATTAGTTCTAACTCACCATCACCATCAATGTCATACTTGTTCCATACAGTCACGATACTTACTTGACGTGAGTCTGGATCTGCTGAGGCTGCTGAACTAACTGGAATACCCATAACTGGCACTGAGTCACGAGCGTGAATGGCCAAGTTGTTTAGCACTGAACCTGCTTGATAAGCACCGTTCATGTTGTATTCAGCAAACTCACGGAAGTTATCTAAGTCGCCTTGAATACCAGGATACAAGTCAGCGGCTTCTTGAATCGTCATTGGATCATAGAAGCCACAGAATGGCTGGTTCTTCATTTCAGGAACTGTAGGATCACAAATCCAGTAGTGCTGTGCAATAGGGTGGAATTGAATGTTTACGTTGTAGCCAGTTAGTTTATACTTGGCTGTATAACTGGTGTTGCGACGAATAGCATCTTGTAGGATTGCTTCTTGTGTGTCTTTCTCACCTGTTTGAATTTCTTGTTCTTCTGCACTGATGCTTTCTGGATCTAAGTCTTCTGGTGCTTGACGCATTTGTTCTACCATGCGGTCCATTAAGCCTTCACCAAACGCAGACTGTTGTTGTCCCAGCAACTGTTGCACTTCAGCCATAACTCGTTGCATGTCAACATTGATTTGACGTTTGCTTTGACGAACTGCTGTAAGACCTGCTTCAGCGGCTTGTTGTTCAAATGCTTTTAACTGATCGTTTGTGCCTTGTGTTTCAACATAACGTGTTGTTTGTTCACGAATTGGCTTGATCATCATCATGCCGTTTTTGTGCATGTTAGCATCCATAACCCAACGCTCTAAGATAAAGTGCGGGTCATTCATTTGGTTTACAACCTTAGAGACCATTTCACTTGCTTGACGTGCGGCATCTTCATCTGACTCATCTTCTGCTACGAATTCAAAGTTGATTTCACCATTGGGCATAAGTCCCTTGGCAATAACTGCTGTGGCATAATCAACTGTGGGTTTAACTGTGGGGTGAATATAGTCAATGCCGTTAACAGGTGCTGTTGAGTCTGTGACCGCCAAGCACAAGTAGTGATAGTCACTGGCGCGGTTAACTGCGTTCTTTGTGCCAAGATAACGCAAGTAGGACGCCATCTTAACGTCCATTTGATTCTTCATGCGGACAAACGTAGCATTTTGCTTTTTGTTCTGATTTATGTCCTGCACTGGGATATGTTTAATATCAAGCATTGTAATAGAGTCCCTTTACTGATATGTTATTTAGTGTCAATGAAACTCACCTGGGAGAATGATACGTGGCTGGTTTTCTTGTTCTTCTACACGCCGCACATAGTCTTTGGCCACTTGTAAGTCACAGGCTTGACAATGCTGACTCTCAGTTTCATCATCAAACTCGTAAATTGTATGTGGGATATCATTAACTGACATGGCTAATTCAAATACTTTAGCATGTTTCTCACACATGACCACAGGTGGATGTTCCCCCACTGTTGTTAAAAAGCGTCCTGTCTTTTCCATATTATGCTCCTGGATTCATTGTTTTCTTCCAAGCAGGCAAGTTGGCCTCGTCTCTTGGTTTGTAATACTTGTCTCTTGCCGCAGCCATTCGTTGTTGCGGTGTTCTATTGTCCCAGGGTTCAGCAATGTTTTGCAATACTGCAAGCAGTGCATAACGTGCTGAGTCAATGGTGTCATCTGGATCACTGAAGCGTCCACGTTCGTCTACAAAGTAGTTTTGAGCGTCACTTAGGAATTGTGTGCAGTTTTCATTGACCATTAGCGATCCAACTTCCAGCATCTGACGCATTTGGTTGATACCATAACTCTTGTGGTTAGTGATACGCCCTTCTTGATCAGGTGGATTCATGATTGCTTTGTGATAAACGTTTAGTTCATAACTTTCAAACAATTCACGAATACTTGAACTACTCATAGTGTATCTGCCAGGAGTATTTGCGTCAGCAGGTAGCACAATAGGAGTGCCAAACACTTCAGGACGAAGCAGATGATTGATATACTGGCTGGGGACTGCTTCTTCAATACCCTGCACAATAATTTGTTTGTGTAGATACGCAACTCGTTCATAAGGTTCCCAATACATTAAACTGATAACTGTTTTGTCATTTACAAGACCCAAGTCCAATGCAATGACTCGTTGTATGTTTGGTATACGACTAAAGTCAATGCTGCCTGTGGTGTATGTGGGCCATTCACGCAATTGGAATACTGCGCCTTTACCCATAACTGGCTTACCAGCAATACGTGCTTCTCGCTCATGTGGCAAGTAATCGCGCTCTAACTGACGGCGTGTGGCCTTCAGTAGGAATGGCATGCCCCAGGGATCATACTCTGGAACGTCATCCCAACTTACGCGAATAAACTCATATCCTTCTTCTTTGTTCCAAAACTTTGATACTAATCCGTTAAGGCCTTTTAGTGGCGTGAATGAACACAGCACTTTGCCTTGTGTGGTAGCAGTTCGTGTCACAATCTCAGAGAAGAAGTCATCTGGTGGCTGTTCGTCAAACACTGCAAGGTTCAATTTGAAACCCTGTAGTTGGCGAACTTCCTGCGTGTAGTTTGCAAAGAGAAGATAACTGTTTGAACCAGAGACATGTTTAATCTCTACACCAATGCAGTTAGCACCATCATTACGCATTGTATCTTGAATGATACAATCACGAGGAACAGCACCAGTGCCAAGATTATCTGCAATCTTAACGTCCTGTGTGCCCAGCAGTTCATTCTGTAATACAAGCGCAACTTGACTCCAACCTTCACCTGCTACCATACAAGTGATTGGTTTGTCAAAGCGATAGCCTTCCCACCATTCTGGATATTGTCCAGTCAAGTGGTAAGCAGTTTCATAGCAAGTGCTAACAGTTTTGCCAATACGGTTGGCGGCCAAGATACCACGACGTTCACTGTTGCCAGTTTTGAAGAAGGTATGTTGATGCTCAAAGGGCCTAAAGTATTTTAGTTGATTATAACGCATGTCATCTGCAACTTCAATTGCCAAGTCCTGTAATTGAAGTTGCAAATTAGAAGGCCAGATATGATATGTCTCTGGCGCCACATGCGCTTTGTCTAAACTATAACGTAAGGCACGAGCCATTAAGGTTTCTGTGCCTATCATACTACCTCTGAAATTCTATTAGTGTAGAAATGAAATGTTCTAAGTCAATGTCATCAAGAGCCAAACGAAAATTGTCTACTTCACGACCGTCTTCAGTTCTACTCAGTGTAATAAACAATTGATCCTGATACCAGGAGCCTTCAATGTTTACTTTGGTGGTGTCATGCTTGGTCAAGTTCATACATTGTCCTCAGGTGCAGGAGGATACTCCCTGTTGATTTTGCTTAACACATACAGTGCTTCACTTAGATGTGCAATTTCTTCTGCTGTGCAATTCCATGTTGCAGGATCTGCCAAGTCTGCTGGCTTGCGTGTTAAGATAGCCTGCAAGCGTTCAGCAGTTAAGCGCATACAATGTTCAACTTGACCAGGGAAACGTTTTGTAAATGCTTCCCTGTGTGCCCCATTGACCTTTTGCATGATCAGCGTGTCGCGTGTCATACGCTCTTGCTGTGCTTGATGGATCTGTCCATCACGGGCTTCAGGGGTGATCATTTGTCAAGATCCCAAGGGTTATTGGCAACTGACTCGTTTAGACTTACGAATTCACGATCAATCCAAGTGTCCCAATGGTTGCTTTTGTTAACACGGAATGTCTGCATCATGGCACGTAGTTTACGACCTTGTGGAGTCATTGAACCATCTTCACGAACAATAACTTGTTCACCTGTGCGTGGATCAACCCACTTGATGATCTCTGGACGCTCACGACCATACTTGTCTAACTTGACACCATGCGGACGTTGATCAACAGGACCTACAATTTCATAACTGATTTGACCAGTCTTGTATTTGCGGAAGTATACAGACACTTTCTTGTCTTGCATACGTGCTTCAAAGTCTGGATGTGGGATACTGTTGCTTACGAAGATGTTTTGCATGTGTTCTGCACCAGGCAATGACTGGTCTTTGGCAGGAACTGCTTTGAGATCTTCAACTGGGATTAGTTCAGTGCGATCAATGTAAGGGTTATCACCACCAACATACTTTGGATCAACTTGTTGACCATTAAGCACATCCATTGCAGTTTGATACTTTAACTTGTTGGCACGACCTTTTAAGTTTAACACAATGCCTGTTTCATCAAACACAAAGCGTTCAAGTTCTTTGGCAGTTGGGAAGTCAGTCATAAGACCGTCCATGTCATATTCACCTGCGTTGGCACCAACTGGAGCCGCAGGCTTAACTACTTCTTCAACTTTGGTCTTTTTGCTTTTGTTTGTTTTTTCAGGAGCAACTTGTGCTGAGTCGTCCCATGGGTTGACCTGTTGGTCATTTGAATTTTGCATTTCATTTTCCTTTTCTATGCGATACATGGGGGAGTCTGTCCCCCATGTTTATTTAGTTGCTGTATTTATTGACGCCTGTCCCACCAAGACCCATATAACCACCTTCTGGC